AAGAAATACTTGAACGTAAAAAATACATGTGTAATAATTATTTGTTACAACAAAGGAGTTGACATGAAGGTGATATTAGACAATAATATGAGAAAAAAAGTATTAGCTATCAAAGGACAAGAAAAAGAAGCTAGAGCTTTCGTATTAGAATTTCCTTTTGATGCAAATCTTGGTGAGTTATACGATGTAGTATCAGAGCTTAAAGAAGAATTTTTTAAAGCAATGGAAGAACAGAAGGCTCAAGCAGACTCTGTAAAAGAACCAGAAGTTGCAGTAGAAGTTATCGAACCAGAAGTAATATCAGACTAGACATCCTTCGTTATGATGTAACCCGTTAGCTAAGATGATCTCTTGTTAACGGGGGTTTTACATAACACAATCATCATATTAGCAGGGGCTTATCATTAATCAATCATCTTATTAATGACAAAATCTTTACCCCTGCTTTTTATTTAATACTATCGATTACGCAACAGTTCCCCCATTATTTCCTGTGACGATCCAACCTGCAGCTCCTGAATCATAAACCATCTGACATCCTAACCCTAATGGATTAGCAGCAAACGTTATTTGCGTGCCTCCGATCATACTAGCAGGAGTAATCTTAACGCTATCAGCAACATTACCAACGGCAACGACAGCAAAGATTTTTACTTGTCCGTCAATACCAGCAGCAAGACTAACATCATCAAGGTCAGAGTCTCCGTTTGTTGTAATTTCAGTAACAACAGTAAGGACTGAGGCTGCAACAGTAGCACTTGTAGCTGTTATTGCATCAGGTGTATGAGAACATGGTCCCACATGAACAATACTGCCACTACCTGCATTGATTGTAGTAATAGAAGTTGTATTGTCTGAACCAAGTGTTACTTGGTTTGCGCTAGCTCCTGTTGCTATATTAACAATTTTACCACCAGTAGAATTAGCTATATTACATGATTGTGCTCCAGTACCACCACCTATAGTGATTATGCCAGTATTTACACCAGTACCAGAGATGGTATATGTACTTGCAACGTTACCTTCTAATGTAAAGTTACCTGTTCCGACAAGCATATCAAGACTAGCTGCAGCAGTAACAGTACCAATAGTAATAATATTACCAATCGCTCCAGTACCGACGTTGATTGTTTTAGCTCCACCAGCTCCAGTTCCCATATTGACAGTTCTAGCACCAGTTCCTGCTGCAATCGTAAATGTACCAGTATTTGCACCAGTAGCACTTAGATTATAAACAGAAGTTACAGCACCCTCAAGATTGAAATTGCCTGTTCCAACGTTCATTGCAATAGCTGTAGCACCTGTAACATTACCCATAGTTAAACTATGAGCAACTGCTGCAACACCAATGTCAATAGCACCAGTTCCGGATACAAAAGCTAAAGAACTTGCACCCGTAGCATTACCAATTGTGATTGCTCTAGCAGCAGCTCCAGTACCAATATTAATATTTTGAGCAACCGCATCGTCACCGATATTAATAACACCTGCTGAACTGTTAAGTTCTAAGACACCCGCACAATCAATAAGACATGTGTCTGCTGACGCTAATGTGATATCTCCTGTTCCGGTAGATGCAAGTTGGATACCTGCTGTACCAGCGTTTACTACTACTTGTGATGCACCAGTTACATTACCAATTGTGATAACACGAACACCTGCCCCAGTACCCATGTTAATAGCACCTGTAGAAGCATCTGCACCAAGACTTAATGCAACAGCACCAGTAACGATTGTTGCACTAGCACCAAGAGAAGCTAGACCAGTTGCGCTAATAGTTGTAAAAGCACCTGCTGCTGGTGTTGTTCCACCAATAGCACCTGGAGCAGCTAAACGAGCTGTTAAAGACGAAGGAACGATGGCAACGTCTGTTAAAGCTCCTGCTACGGCTTCTACGTTTGTTGCTAGTTGCCCAATACCTGAAACACCTTCTGACCATGCAGGTGAACCGGCAATTGCGACAGCGGCCAATCCTGCTGGTGTGTTTGCTACTGTATCTAAAACACCGCCTGTAGTTTCTGCAACGGTAGCAAGACGAACAATACCTGTTACAGTGGTAGAACCTGCATCTATACTACTTACGTCCCATGTACCTAATCCTGAGGAAGTTCCGATAAATGTATACGAAGTTTCTCCTACAGTGTCCACCCACACTTGCCCTGATTCATACCCTGAGTCAGCAGTAGTAGGTGCTCTTTTTGCAATGATAGGTGAAGGAAAATTATCTTCTAATGGGCTTGATAAGCCATATGATTTTGTTATTCTTTTTTTTGTCATAACCAACTCCTTGTAAAGGTTTTTCTTCAGAGTAAATTAAATAAATCTTTATAGCTAGCATTTAATGTTTTATTCCACTATAATTATTGCAAACACTAAGGATAGCTATGCGTAAACAAATTATTTTCAATGTTACTGAAGAAGACCATAAAATAATAAAAATAGAAGCTGCTGCAAGAGGTATCTCAATAAGAGATTTTATTATGTATTGTGTTAGAAAAATACAGAAAAAAGAGAAATAATAATGACAGTCGTGATTTGTGAAAATTGTGGAAAAGAATTTACATAAAAAAGGTCTTAGCCTTGATGAAGTAGTAGAAAAATTGAAATATAGTACTTATAAGGAATATAAAAGATTATGAACTGGACACCATTGTTAACGAATACATTACCAATTCTAGGAACATTTCTAGCTTGCTTTAGCTTTCTATACAGAGAGATGCGACGTATAGAGGATAGATTAGATAAAAGTATTGATAAGCAGGCCACAGAAATAAAAGCTCAATCAGCAAGAAGCGATAAATTGTATGAAATGTTTATCGACTTGCTTAAAGAAAGGAAGGTGTGAGGTGATATTATTAATTATATTAATTTTTTTCTTACCGTCGGCAATACTTGCTAAGTTACTTATAGCATATTTGATATTAAAGGATTAAATTAATCATCATCATCTCTGCTAGATTTACCTGAAATTCCAAGTAGTCGTTTTAATACCTCATATATTGTAAAACTTATACCTAAAGTAGTTGCTGTTCCTGGTTTTATTCCTGATTTTTTCATCAACAGTGCTAAATTACCAGCAGAGAATTTCTTTTTACTAGATAGCCTTTTACTCTGTTCTAGTAAGTTTTTAGCATCTCTTTCACCTATAATTTCGGATACAATCTCAAAATTTTCTTTTTTATTTATAACGTCGTACACATCTTGAATTGTAGACTCTTTTGATATCTTACCCTCTTCGAACATGCTTGATAACTTTTGTTTCGCTAAAGAATTAAATATTTTTTTACCATTTTTAGTGTCATATAATTCTTTTTTTAATTCCCTTATCCCTGTTCTGGTAGAGAATTGTTTAGCTACATCTTCTGGGGTTCTTTTAAGCCATTTAGCTTCAGGATTAATTTTCTTAGTAAAACTTGCTATTTTTTCACCAGTATCAGTTATTTTGCGTTCACTAGATGATGGTTCTTTTGGAACAGGCTTTATTTGTGATTTAAGATATTGGTCTTTTCGGTCTCTAAGATATTTATCTATCTTGCTTATTTCATTTGGCTTTTCTGTTATATCTTTAAGTGTTTCAATAGCACGATTGTATTCTTTAGAACCTACTTTTTCAATATCAGTGGTATATTTGCTTAAATTACTTTCGGTCATATCTCTTTCAATCTTAGATAAAATATCTTTACCCGTTTTATCTTTACTCATGATATTTCTTAATGATCGGTATGTACCTGGGTCTTTAGATTGTTTATTGAGCTTCTCAGGGTGTTTTTCATTAGCATCTAAAAAGGGTTCTACTTCGTCTATAAGATATTTATCTGCCCACTCACTATATGCTTTATCAGATTTTGTTATTGCTTCTGTGTTAACACCCTGTTTTTGAAGAGATTCACTTGCATATGTATTAAGTTTACGAACAAAAGGTTTTAATATATTACGTGCATCTGGTTCAGTAGTGCCATAGCCCAACATACTTCCAATACTATCCGATGTTTTTATCATATTCTCAATATCTATTTTCTTAGGCTGTTTAGTTTTATCTTGTTTTATTGGATTTCCTTGTGCATCTAATATTTGTTTAGTTTCTTTAGGTTTTTCAGTAAGAGCATTTTCAAGTTCTCTAAGTTTTCTTAATGCAAATTGTTGACCATTTGATAGAACTTCTGAGCGATTTATCTTATCTATACTATCTTTTATTTCTGAGATAAGTTCTGGAAACGTATCGCTTTTTCCTTTATAGACAGCTTTAGCTTTATCATAAGCTTTAGATACTTTTTCATAATCTGATTTAGATTTTGCTTGAACCATTTTCTGCGTATTTTCACCACCAGAAGTATCACTTCTAAAAGCCTCTTTAGAAATCTCTCTTCCTGCACCTTCAATGGTTTGTTTAGTTTCTGGAGAATATTCAGCCATTCTTTCTGTTCTATCATCAATACGTCTATTAGCTAGTTCACTAGGTGGTCTTTCTATTGGCTCTTTCTTTATACCTTTTATTTTATGAGAATATAGTTCTGTTACTGGTAGTTCTATTGTTGGTTGTTCTTTTGATTTTAAAGCTCTTAAAGCAGCCTCTTGTGTCTCTCTTGGTATCTCATTAATACCCTTGCCAAGTAACTCTTCTTTTAATTGTTTAGCATTCTTTGAATCCCAAAATCGTTCAGGTGGTATATCTTTTGACATTCCAGCCATATATTTCTGTGTTAATTGTAATGCTTCTCCTGTTGCTTCAAAACCACCAGCCATAAGAATATTTGTAGAAAGCTCTTTTAACCCCGGTACACGTAATTCTGACACGCCAGATACACCAGTCATACCCGTTCCAACACTAACGGCTTTAGTTGCTGTTTCCGCAACCTTGCCTACGTATTTAGCATTAAACATATTTTTAAACATTGGTACTTTCTCTAACGTAGACATGCCCTTACCCATCATGCCCATAATAGAACCAAACAATCCTGAGTTTAATGTCTTTGAAGCTATAGCATCGCCTTTTTGTATAAACTCACCAAAGGTTAAGTCATTACCTTTATCTTGATAATCTTGATATTCTTTTACTGCTTCCTTTAAAAATGTTGGTAGTGCCATTGCTCCAAATCCACCGCCTAATAATGAACCACCTGCTGCTCCAGCAACGTTTCCTACTACAGGTATAGCTGAACCAAATGTACCTCCTGCTAAAGTCCCTAGTAAAGCACCTAAAGCACCACCTATCGCCATATAAGGTAAATCACCAACTACAGCACCCGTACCTTGTACTATCTGAGAACCAAAAGAATCATCAGGGGCTTCATCTTGTTTAACTCCACCAATAGCTTGACCAAGTTTACCAGAAGCAGATTCTTGAGTAAGACCATACATAAAGTTTTCAATGATACCTTTTTGATGGCTTTCTAAATTCTCGCTATCTTTTGGAACAAAACTGAGAGTACCTCGTGATATAAAACTACTGGTGTCTTCGGTATCAGTATCTTTGAAATCACCTTGATAATTCTCTTCTTGATAAAATGGGCTTTCGCCTTTTGTTATTCTTTCTTCTGCATGTTTAATTGATTTGCTAACCATTTCTGGAGTAGCAGGTTTGCCAGCAAGTAAATGTTTTTTATCATCTTCTGTTGTATAAGGTGTTAAAAGAGGAATTTGTGTTTCTACTCCATTGATAGGAACACCGATAGACATTTCTGTAGCAATATCACCAGAACCATCTGTCATTTTTAATTCGCCATGATAACCGCTAAGTTTTTTTCTCCCATAGGGGTCATCGCCATAATCGGGTTGTTTATATCTTGGAATAAAGCTTGAAGTGCTCATATCTTAGTATACCCCTTTGATAATAGACCTTGTGGGTCATCTTTCGGAATACTACCTTTATCACCACTTGGTGACTTTACCTTTATATTATCAGGGTCGTTAAAAGTATCAATAAGTTCAGCTTCTTTATCAGCTTTTCTATATTCTTTTTCTAACTCTGCTAACGGTTTAGCTATCTTTTTCCTTGTTATCTCGTCAGCTTCTTCTTGTGTTATGCCATCAAGTTTATAATGCTTAAAGGTATTATCTAATTCATTAGCATATAATTTTTCCATATCATTAACTAATGTTAGTTTTTTTAATATTAATTCACGACCTTCTTCAGAGTTTAATAAATTAGGAAATGTCTTCATATAGCTTTTTAATTCAAAATTTGTAATTCTTGAACCACCAAATGCGTCTTTAGCACCTTTAGCAAATTCACTTAAAGCCTTTACGTACCCTTGTGTTTGTTTGTTAGCAGCAGCGGGAATAATAAGGTCGCCTGTTAAAGGGTTAACATTAATTCTACCAACTACCCCTTTAGGTAAATATGGGCTATATCTTTTCATGTCATAGAAATGTCTATCTGCCTTATCAAGTGCTTTTAAAGATTTTAGATTATCGTTAAAAATAGGAGCGTTTTCTTTTCTATAGTCTGACTGTTTACCAACTTTTTCCTTTGGAGTTAAGTTTTTAAATGCATCAACTTCAGGATATACAAACTCTGGTTCTGGTTGTTCTACTGGTAATTGTTGTTGTTCTACTGGTAATTGTTGTTGGTTTGGTTGTAATGGTTGTTGGTTTGGTTGTAATGGTTGTTGGTTTGGTTGTAATGGTTGTTGGTTTGGCATCTGCTGATTGGTTTGTTGTTCTCCTGGAATAGATTGTGAACTAAAATTACCACGCAAAATACCATCAAGCATTATATCAGCAAGATGTGTTTGACCACCTGTTGTTAAAGAACCATATAATTTAGCATTTCTTTCAGCCAGTTCTTTAGGCATACCAAATTTTATTAATACAGAAATTAACTCACTTTCTTTTTCAGGAGTCCACTTGCTTTTTTCTGCTTTAGCTGCATCGACTTTAGCTTTTTCACTTGTACCCATAGCAGTTAATACATGACCTTTCATTTGGTCGCTTCCGTCCATTCCAATAACAGCAGCTACTCTTTCTTCAAAAGGAGCATTTGGGTCAATTTTTTTAAATGCTTCCATCGCATTCTTCTGCTCGCGATGTGCTGCTAGCTTCTTAGTTAGATTTGCCATACCGCTGCCAACGCCTTGGCAAACATCTGTCCTGCACCTTTAGGTTCCGGTGGTAATATTGTTAAACTCATCGCACTTCTCCTATAATTTGATTGTCTAGTTTAAACCTTTAATCCAGCTTCTATAACCACTACTAGTGCGACCTTTACCACCACCAAAATCCATTCCTTCTAGCATTTTCATTATGCCTTCCATACCCATTGCTCCTGCACCACCAGCCATGCCAGCAGCTTGACTTTGCTGTCCTGGTTGATATGCTGTTCCAAACTGTTGTTTTAATCCCATGCCAGCTACACCTTGTAATTGTTGCATCGCTTGGCTTTTTAACCCTGCTCGTAATGCTGCTAGATTTTCTGATAACTTACCACCAGCTTGCCCTAATGTTTGACCAAAGGCACTTGAACCTTGTGCATCAGCACCAGAGAAGCGTTCTGCTATTCCAGGCATTGTTTCTTCTTCAAATTGACGTTTAAATGGTGCTTCAAAGTCGGCAAAAGCTTCTGGGTCGTCACTCAATAATTTGTTTAAATATTCAATACCACTGCTCATGCCCTCTTGACTATCATATAACGCCTGATCCATATATGATTTTTGTTCAGGAGTGTATAAGTCGTAACGCTCAAACTTCCCCTTCTTACCCTTGCCACCCAATAGTCCCATGCCACCTTGAATTAGTGCAGCTATTATTGCCGGATTCATAATTTACCTCCTAAAATTGTAAATATTCTAAAATAACAAACGCACTGTAAGCTGCATAGTTGGCTGCTGTCGTTATAACAACATTAGTAGCGTCTACGTATATTTGCACCCCATTTATTAATGCTGCTGGGTCAATATATGGTATTGGTATTGCTCTATTTGTTGTTGCAGCAGCAGGGTCAGTAGCACAACCATATATTTGTGTAAACCTTGTATTTGCATTTGTTGTTATTCCATGAGCAACACTTTTGGCTACAGTGTTTGGTAATGCTCCAAAGTTTACAACCTTGCGATATGTATTTTTCAGCTTTTGAGGGTCTGTAGTATTAAACCATTTTTGTCCTGTAACACCTTCAACAGTATTATAATGTGCTATCTCTTTGTCATTTACGGCATCTACCATCTTGCGTAAAAAGTCTTCTAAAAAGATGCGCTGTTCATTGGCATCTGATGGCACAATAATATCCGTTGGTAAGTACGAGGTGAGTGAATCTGCTGGTGTTGATGACATTACACGGGTCTCCCTTCTTTAGTTAACCATAGTATCATAGAATATATTTCAATGTCAGAATCATGTATTTTGTCGTTAGCTTTTTGTGCGTTTGTAAGGTTTAACTCGAACTGGATAAATGAAGCTGCCATCGGGCAATGAAATCTATGTAGCAGTGAATTTTGACCTTCTATGTCTGTATCGTATTCTGTTGTTGATACCGTTGTATTAAAAAAAACATCGTTAACATTCATTTTTGTATTGTCGTTATGATCGAGGTAAAAATCTACATTGAATTGACCGTTGTTTGTTCTATTTGTCAAGAAATCTATATAACCTATTTTTGTTGCAACACCCTTTTCTAATAAGTTGTATTTCTTTGTTCTGGCTATATAGTCGTGAATCCATGCTACCTGACCGCCACCAAGATAAGTACTACCAACAGCAAGCTCTATAGGAAGTCCGTTTTCATCTAGCAAATATACTGTGTCATCTGTAACAGATTGCACTTGGTAGGTATCACCATTCAAAGTGTTTGCTGTACCTAGAATTCCAGATATACGAATGAAGTTACCATTTATTAAGTTATGGTCTGGGATTGTTATTGTTACTGGCGTTCCACCGGTTATTGCTGTAATGGCAAAGCTTGGGTCGTTATTGTTCGGCTTTCCTTGTATTTTTACAACAAAACCGTGTTGGTTGCCGGCAATAATATCAGGATATAATGATTGTATTGAGCTGCTAATCCACGAGAACGCTGCTTCTGACCACGACACACCAGGAAAATCTATCCATCGCTTATCTGCTAACTCTTGTAGAGTTCCAAGACATGTATAGCTGTCACGGAAATATGACCATGCTCCATTAATGTAATTATAAACTAATACTCGGTCAGGGAATTTTCTGTTTGTATCAGCAACAGGGAACGTCCAATAAAATAATTCCTTGTCAAAATCTCTAATGCCATGTACTCGCTCTGCTCCATTGTTATCATTATGTATTCTAAAGACATCATTTGGTATCTTTTGGTCAATACGTTTTGAGTTTGTACCATCACAGGCTACTATTCCGCGTGCGCCGACGGATACTTGTGAAATGTCCGCTAGAATGGTCGAATATGTTGACTCTACGCCAAATTCACTGTCGATTCGTTCCCATACAAATGGTAGTATCTCGTTACCAGTATAACGTAATTTCCAAATAGATTTTTCAAAACCAACAATCAAACTGTCACGTACAAACATTACTGAAACTATATGTTCACCTGTTGGTGCATCGAAAGTTCCACCAAGTCCAGGGGTTGTGTGCCATGCAGTTGCAGTTAATGCATCTCCATTCCGTGACCATCGTACGCGCCTAGGGTGATTTACTGCCGTTGCTAGTGTTGCGCCTTCCCAAGTATTGAATGCTAACAGACGGTTCTTATAAGGTATAATAATAAGACACTGATGCATCTCATTACCTATTGCGTCTATTGGTGGTGCAAACGTAGTCCATGCTGCACCTGCCGTAGCATAATATCTTATTGGGTCTGGTGTTCCTGATGTATTGAAGTTTGTTGCAAAGAAGATGTCTCCACCAGCTATAGTGCTGTAATAGTTTTCGCTCCAAAAGAAATGATGGTCTCCACCTAGCCATGTTACTGCTGTTGCGTTCTCTTCAAATTGACCAGATACACCATTCCAAAAATAAACATAACTAGTATCAAAAGCAACGCTTTGTTCGGCACTGATGTTTGATAATAACCGCTCGCCAAAACCCATACATGGTAAACCAGGGAAATAGTCGAACGCTGCGGTAATAGCCTGCCCAGCTATCCACCCAGCACCACTTACTATCGTATAAATACCAGTTACATAGTTTATCGTACCAGTACCACCTCCACCACCAACAAGCGTTCCATCGGGCGTAGCCGGCTCCGTGAACGTTTCCGCACCTGGTGCAGCTACTACTATACTGATTGTTCCCTGCTGAATTTCTGCATGATGTTCGTGTATATATACATTACCTGCACCTGTATATGCTGGAAAAGCTATTGTATTAACGGCTATTGTAAAGTTAAAATTATCAACAACAGTAACCACAACAGTAGTGTTATTTAAATTAACCATACCCCCTATATCTCTTAAGAATACATTATCACCATTTTGAAGGCCATGAGCTTCTAATGTTGTAATTTGACCGGGGTTTGCATTAGTTATGTTAGTAATGTTTAATAAATGTAGACTTCCAGTATGTGGTGTTCCACTGGTAGTATTTAAATTTTGAGCTGTTAAAATACGTGTTAATCTACCAACTAAAAAACAACCCTTCTTGCGAGCCATTCTGTCACGCCAGATAAAGACATCTGTTAACTCGGTAAATGCATCTTCAAGCAGTTGAAAGTCTTTTTTGTCTTTCTCAAGTCCTGTCTGAAATGACTCAATGTAAAATGGTTGATACATAGTTACCTCTTAACTTGGTCTGTAAACGGCTACATTCATTATTAGTCTTAATGCATACACTTCAAAATATGTTGTTTCTTTTGTGATATTTAGCGGTGTCATTTGTGATGGTATACCCTCGTCGGTAGCAAGAACCATATAAAACTTGTCTGGCATCGCGTTCGTAAATGTAAATCTGTAAATATATGGTGGTAAGCCTGTTGGAGTTACTGTTACCCCTGATATGTTGTATGCTGTTCCAATGATTAAACCAGTGTTATCACACGTTGCAAATGCTCGGAGATAATCTTCTATTTTACCGTTATGAGATAATTTGATTACCGCACCTGGTGTTCCATCGTCTTTCTCTTCATATCTCATGTATAATTCTGATTGTGTACCGCTATCTTTGCAGAATAATATATTTTCTTTCTTACCAGCAATAGGGTCAGTAGCTTGCTCTGGTAATGTTACCTTTCTATGTTTTCCCGTTGCTCCAGTAACAGATAATGTCGCGTGATCTTCGGTAAATTGAGTATCTAATTGAGCAAAATTCTCTAGTATATCTGCTGGTGTTACCGGTAATAAATCACCTTCTGCTGGCTTTAAAATACTGTAAACCATGTTATACCCTCAATACTACTATGTTTAATCCATAATCAACCCAACTACCAAATGTACTGGAGACACCTAGTTTGAATTGATGTGCTGTCTTTGATAAAATTGTTACTGTTGGTGGTGTTGTAATACTTGGATTTGCTGGTGTTGCTAACACAGTATATTTATCATCTGCTAAATCTACATCAAATTCTACTGTATATTGTCCTGTGGCGTTACGTGTTACAGTGCTAACATTTAATGTAGGCCCTGTTACCACGGCGGTAGATAGAAAATAGACTAATGCTCGAACATGACCCATTGCACCACTGTTCGTTAGTTGGATAACATCACCCATGTTTTCTTCACGCATATATAATTCTGTCTGTGTACCACTATCTTTAGAATATACGGCTATCTCATCTACAGCAGTCGCTGGGTCTATCGCAGCCTCTGGTGGCCTCTTCCATTCTGGTAATGTTATCTTCTTATGCTTACCTGTTGCACCTGCCGGTAATAGTTGGTCGTGGTCAACAGAAAACTGTGTGTTCAACTCACCAAAGTTACCAATCATCTGATGTTGGCTTATTGATAAATAATCTGTTGCTACTGGAATATTGTTTAAATAAACCATCTTAATAACCTCTGTAATTTAAGTTTCCATCACCAGTGCTGTTTGATGCATATATTGTTGCTGCTCTCACTGGTCTATTTTGTTCGATTGTTCGACGACCACATAACAATAATTGCTTTTCCATACTTTTTTCGTTCGTACTAACCGACTCTACATCTCCACGGTCTTCAAATATTTTAATCGCTGCTCCAATCGCTAGTACTTGCCATAAAAATTGAACATCTGGTGAATCTGTTGCGTTTAACAACACCGTTGGATAAACATATGCATCAAGTTCAACTCGATATGTTTTGTCGGGGATTGGTCTAAGCGTAAACTTGTTATCATAAAACAATGACATTGTTGGTCTGGAAGCTACATATGGTACTGATCTTGCATAGATTGTTGAACTTGTTGGAATTGCACTTGTAAAAATTACTGCTGTTATCGCACCAGTATCGTAATCAATAGCACCAGCCGTTACATCGCCAGTAAAGCCACCAACACCATCATCGTAAGCGATAACCTGTACCCCTGCGCCTGCGTCCGCCGATAGGGTTACACTACCACGTATCACCGGAGTATTTGTTATTGTAATAGCATATGCACCTGCACCACCATCACCAGCTATAGAGTTTGTAACAGTCACCGGTGGATACATATTGTAAAATTCACTTCGCGATTGAGTATAACCAGCTACATAACCACCAACATAGACTGGTGGTTCAATACTATAGTAAGACTCTATTGATGCATCGGTAAAGCTTGGGTTTACTATTAAGTCGTAGACATCAACACCAGGTTCGGTATAAAAAACAACCGTCTTCTTTAAATCAAATAACTTTAAATATTGAGGTAGGTCATGCAAATAAAACGTATTTATATATTCGTCAATAATAGCATCTGATAACTGTAACGCTGAAGGTGATGCCGTTAAACGCCGTACCTTCGTTCGTATTGTTGCTAATGTTGTCATAAGCCTCTCTGTTGTTAGTATAAGAACCGCTGGGGCAGTGAGCAGACCCCAACGATTAACTTACAACTTCTATATCTTTCAAATTAATAATACTACATAAACATCATTTTAACTACTGTATATTTATACGATGAAGTCTAAGCTCTGGAATGTGAACCTTCGTATCCGTTTTCCTGTTGCTATTGTAGGATTACCATCTTTATCTAGAATATGTGAATGAACATCCCAACCACAGTTATTTAAATGCTTAACAACCATAACTGGTAGCTCATACTCTTCGCCGTCCACCAAACTATAATCTACTTTTGGTATCTCTTTATATTTACGATAAGAAAACTTTACTGAACCGCCTTCTGGCTGGTGACAAGAAAATCTTCCTTTTACCATGCGTTTATCTTCTTCTAATGCTTTCTTATATTTTTCTGACCGACTTGCAATAACTGCTGCCATGTTTATCTCCTGTAAAAAAAAGGGAAGACTGCTACATGCAGTTCCGACATTATCTCCCCATTAGCCGTTCGGTTTTGTCCACCGTGAAAATTTATTAAGCTTCTAAAAGCCTATAACCAGCTCTAACAGCTACCCATTTCATTTCGTCGCCGTCAGCACCGTCAACAGTATTACCAATGCGTAATGCACGGTAACCTTCGTTGTCAGTAGCACCAGTTAGAACACTCGCATCTTCGCCAATAGGCATAACTTGCGCGTGTGTAAATGGAACGTCACCAGATGCAGGGAAAACAAAATCAGTAAATGTCGATGAATCGATATCTACAGTGATAGTGTTATTCGCTACGCTGATAGCTGTGATTTCGCCGACTAAACCTTCCATCTCAACCATGTCAAAAGCAGTAGTTCCGCTAATGCGAACCTTCTCACCAACAGCATATCCGTGGATTACTGACATTGTGATAACTGCACTAACAGCAGATGTGATTTCAGTGATGAAACGTCTGCGTGGTGAAAACTTTGGAGGTGTAGATACTCTACGGCAAACCCCGCCAGTAGCAGGAGCAGCGAATAAAGCAGCAGCAACACCAATATAACCAATACTGAATGTATTAGCACTATCACGTACTGTTACAGTGTGTTCCATGCCCGCAATTTGTAATGCGCCAGTTGTGGCTGTTAAAAGGACTGTGTCCCCAACATACAAACCGTGTCCCACTTGAGATACAACAGGTGGGTTAGCTGCTGTGATAGCAGTTACCGCCGCTGGTGCAGCTTCCAAGTTATTAGGCTGGCTTTCTAACCAACGAAATCCACCAGTTGTTCCTAGTGTTGATTCGTCTGTTGCTGCGCCATTAGTGTTAACAACTCCAAGGTAATACTCGTTTGGCATACCAAGAAACCATGTTGCGCGCTTCACAATACCTGGATTAGCTGTAGAGGCCTGGTCTGTGTAGTTCCAAATTTGAAAGTGGTGTACTTCAATTGGTAGCTGTAGAATCTTATACGTTCCATCGGATGTATATTTTCCGACCGCAATTTCTGTCTCAACAGTCATAACATCCTCCTTATACGTTTAACGTAGTTCTAAGATTAATAATCCAAGCATCATTAGTAATACGTGGAACTTGACCAAACTTGTAGCCAGCAGTTCCGTATAATGCCAATGGGCCTGAGTAAATAGGTGGTCGGTAGATAAACTGTGAAGAATATCCATCTTGTTCGACACACGCATATGCTTCGATACCTGTTACAAAGATATTGTAAACGTTAGCTGAGTTCATAGAAGCTGCTGTAGATACAGAGCCCTCTGAACTTAACAAGAATCGAAGGTTAGAAACGCTTCCCCACTCTGGGTCTAAAACGCTGTTTTGGTTTGGATACTGAGATTTATTGATAAATCCAGTTACGTCTTCCAAATCACCAATCAATTGAGTGCTGGCTAAAGCCAAGTATGCATCTCTAATTGGAGCTGTTCCAAACTTGTCGTCGCCTTCAATGTCACGAGATGTGTATTTAGCGTTGTTATTAGCAAGTGTGCGAATAACTTCGTTAACGTCTGCTCGTGTCAATTCTGTTGGGTTATCCATTCTGTTACTTGTTGACTTAAATATTGCTAATTACTATTCTATATCCATGAATAATTTATTAGCATATACCGCAGGATACATTGACGGAGATGGATGTTTTTACATTGGTAAAAATATCAAGCCTGTCAAATATCGCAATGGAATTATTGTTTCTTCTGCAAACAAAGAAATTCTTTACTTCTTTCAAAATCAATTTAGTGGTAGAGCTTACAAATCTACAGAAAATATTAGATTTAAAAACTATAGACCGATTTACCACTGGCAAGTTCAAGGTCAAAACGCAAAGAAACTTACCCAACAACTTATTCCTTATCTTAAGGAAAAAAGAGTTGATGCTATTAATTTTATTGATTTTATTAATGAAAAAAGTAAATCCAAAAAAGACATCCTTATAAAAAACACAAAATTGTCTAGAAAAAACGATAATCTTGTTACTGCTCAAACTATTGAACAACTTAGAAAAGTTGAATATATTGGAGTAACTTCTGATGAAGATTATGCTTATCTTGCTGGGTTTATTGATGCTGAATGTTGCCTTACTATTAGTAAATATAAACCTAAAAATAGACCCAACTACACTTACAAAATTTTGCTTCAGTGTAACAACACTAAAACATCTATTTTTTATTGGTTGATGGAAAAATTTGGAGGTCATTGCAACTTTGTTTCTAGAAAAGCAAAAAATTCTAAACATAAGGATCAAATTGCATGGAGATTGTCTAGTAATATTCTCTCTAAACTCCTTCCAATAATTTTGCCTTTCCTTAAACATAAACGTCTTGTTTGCGAAAAACTTATTGAATTCTACAACACAACTCAAAATAACGGAGGAGATCGACAGTCTGTTAAATTTAAACAAACTTATACTGATATCCTTGCTAAGAGAGAGTTTATTGTTGAACAAATTCATATTCTAAATTCCAAAGGGTTAAAAAATATTTAAGCGGGACGATCTTCTCAGCCGTCCTCTGTATGTTTCCATACAGTTCAGAGCACCGCTTCACGTTTTACCGTGTCTTCTCGCTTGCTTCGTTCACGCTGCAAGAGCAAATTGCTCAGCTTGCGCCCTGTCATCCTCAACATTACTTGTTAGGAGTTCCAAGTCTATCAGAGAAGATTTTACAACGGCAATATCTCTACCGTTGGTACCGTTCACACAGTTTACGAATGAAGCAGTACTTGCCAACATATCACGAATTAATTCGTCTTCTGTTTGTCTCAACGATACGCCCAATCTTTGAGCAGCTTCGTTTAATACCTAGCTGTTACTTTCACCTAGCTAAGGCTACTGACCATTAAATAATGGCGGGGGAAATGCTTCGAAATCCCCTCCACAGGTTTCCTCTGTGGGTCAGACTATCGCATCTTTTCCTAAGAAAAGCCGGCACACTTAGTCGTTCACGCTGTACATTAATTTTATATTCATTTATCATAACGCTAATACCAACGAAAAGGATGTAGATATGTCTAAAAAAGTTATTGTAAACACAAATCATTCTATTGAAGATATTATATATCTTTCTGGTTACATTGACGGCGATGGCTGTTTTTATTGTGGAATAGTTAAACAAGGTAAATATGGTTCTGGTTTTCAATTTCATATTAAACTTGTAGTCGATAGCTGTGAAAAAATTTCTACCGATTGGATGAGAGAAACTTTTGGTGGTAATCTTAGGAAAGCTCAACGTCCTTCTAAAGATAGAATCTATGAAAGAGATGTATATACATGGACAGCTAGCGGGGAGCTGCTTGATTATATACTTCCTAAAATAGAACCTTACCTTAAAGTTAAAAAACAACATTGCCAAATCATGATAAAACTTAGGGAAACTTTTAAAAATATAGGAAGTAAACGCCTTCCTCAAGACATTATAGATAAACGTCTTAAACTTATAGAAGGTTTGCGTTTTCTTAATTCTAAATCCCATAACCGTCGCCCAATTAAATAAAATTAACACTTGCGCCCTGTCGCCATGATTACGCTGCTTTTGCGTAATTGTAGGCTTCCAAGTCAATCAGTGTCGGTTTAGAGACCCCATATTGTCGTTTAGGGTCTTGGTTCTGTAGTGTTACTTGCTCTTCAAGTGCCACGTAAGTACCGTAAAAATCAACGGTTGCATCAATATCAATAGCTGATAATGTTTGTGCTGGTGGTGTTACACCTGTATTCCCTAAAGGCACAGTCGCGCTAGCTAAAGGATTATACCTGCGCATACGGAGAGTTGTACCCCCGTTAGCTGGCATCATCTTTTTCATAGCTGGAATGCTGTGAATAAAATAGGGAGTAGGCACAGACAATAGCTTATATGAGAAGCT